GGGCAGCACAAACCGTTTGTAGTGATATTCAAAATATAGCAAGGGAGGTGTTTGGGTGATTAACATCGAAGAGGAGGTATTCAGTATTATTTCTACGGAAGTTCGTGAGAAATATGCTGGTATCTTTATCACTGGTGAGTATGTAAAATCGCCGCCCTCTTTCCCTTGTGTGTCGTTACTCGAAGCAGATAACGCAGTATATCGTAACACGAGAACGACTGATAGCATGGAGAATCACGCAGAACTTTTGTATGAGGTAAATATCTATTCCAATAAGACAAAAGGCAAGAAAGCTGAATGTAAGGACATTGCTTCTATCATTGATAGCAAGTTCGCAAAGCTGGGATTCACACGAACCATGCTTAATCCTATTCCCAATGAGGGAGATGCAACAATCTACCGAATTGTCGGTAGATATAAATCAATCGTATCAACAAACAAAACAATTTATAGGAGGTAAACAATCATGGCTATTAGCACTTACAAAATTTTTCTGATGAAGAAAACCGAAAGCACATGGGCGAAACTTATCGACATTAAGGAGTTCCCGGATTTAGGCGGTGCTCCCGAAATGTTGGAGACAACTACTCTGTCTGATAATATGCAGACTTACATTCCGGGTATTCAGTCTTTGGACGCTCTTGAGTTCTCGGCAAATTATACCAAGGCAGATTTCACCGCGTTAAAGGCACTCGAAGGTATTAACATTGAGTACGCTGTATGGTTCGGTGGTACGGAAAGCGGCGATACAATCACACCTACTGGCATTGACGGTAAGTTCAAGTTCAACGGTCAGCTTTCAGTATTCCCTGTTGGCGGCGGTGTAAATGAAGTTGTCGGTATGACAATCACTATCGCACCTTCTACACCTATCACTCTTGACACAACAGTGTAAGAAAATAAGGAGGATTTAGTTTTATGGCTAAACAGTTGAAATTCACTTTCGAGGATAAAGAATATGTCCTTGAGTTCACTCGCAGAACAGTCACAGAAATGGAGAAAAAGGGCTTCATTGCCGCAGAGGTTGCGAATAAACCTATGTCTACCCTTCCTGCTCTTTTCGAGGGTGCTTTCCTTGCACACCACAGATTTGAGAAAAAGGAGAACATTGATAAGATTTTCGCCAAACTGACTAACAAGGAAGAGCTTATAGGTAAGATGGCAGAAATGTATAACGAACCGATTATGGCACTTGTTGAAGAACCCGAAGAATCCGAGGGAAACGTGGACTGGACAGCGAGCTTCTAAGTGGTTTGCTGTCCGCCGAAGACGAATCAGAAGTCAAGGGAAGTGGAGAAAAATTTGCTTCCACTTCCCTTTTTCCTTATACGGAGATATTCAACAAACAGTTCCCCTATTACTTGTCAATCGGCATGACCGAGGAACAGTATTGGGATAAGGATTGCTTATTGGTGAAGTATTACCGTGAAGCAGAAGAGTTAAGAAACGAAAAGTTAAATCAGCAAGCGTGGTTACAGGGTATGTACATCTATGACGCACTTAATCGTGTAGCACCTATTTTACACGCTTTTGCTAAAAAAGGAACAAAAGCCCAACCTTACGTCGAACAGGCTTACCCGATTTCCAAAAGGTCGGCTCAAGAAGCAAAGGAGAATGAGGAAAAGGCTAAAGCACAAAAGGGAATACGCTTTATGGAAGCGTACATGGTGCAGAATAACAAACGATTTGAAGAAAGGAAGTGAGTTTAATGCCAACTACAATCGAATCTCTTGAATTAGAGGTACAGTCGAGTTCAACTTCGGCTATAAGTGGTATAGACGCTCTTTCCGCTTCTTTGTCTAAGCTAAAAAATGCAGTGAAGGGCGGTGTTGGACTAACGAGCTTGACGAATCAGCTCACGGGTCTCAATGTCGCCCTTCAAGGCATTGATAGTTCTTCTGCTGGAAAACTCGATACGCTGTCTAACAGCTTGTCGAAGTTATCCGGGATGGGGAATATCAAGATTTCTTCCTCGATTGCAAATCAGATTAAAAATCTAGGGATTGCCGCTACATCTTTGAATGGTGTTGACTTCGCGGGTATCAGTAGATTGGCAAGCTCGTTACAACCTCTAACCACTCTCGGAAAGAGCAATCTTGCTTCGTTCATTACACAGTTGGGAAAACTGCCGCAGTTGGCACAGACACTTGATACCATGAATATTCCGCAGTTTGCAAGTCAGTTAACTCATTTGTCTTCTGCTCTTGCTCCGCTGGCAAGTCAGTTGAATACGGTATCTACTGCGTTCTCAAGACTTCCGACAAATATCAGAAGTACCGTAACCGCTACAAAGGCGATGGCTACTGCGAATAACACTGCGTCTACAAGCTATATAAATCTGTGGGCTAAGTTGAGAATGGCTCGTGCCGCTGTTATGAGCATGGGGAGAGTTATTGCTTCATGGATTACAGAATCGAATCGTTACATCGAGGATTTGAATCTGTTCACAGCTTCTATGGGTGAGTATACAGAGCAAGCGAAAGCCTATGCGGAGCAAGTGGCTGATGTTATGGGTATCGACCCCGGCGAGTGGATGAGAAATCAAGGTATCTTTATGACAATAACAGAGGGCTTCGGTGTGGCAAGTGACAGGGCTTACATCATGTCGAAAAATCTTACACAGCTCGGTTATGATTTATCTTCATTCTTCAATATTTCATTTGAAGATTCTATGCAAAAGTTAACATCGGGTATATCCGGCGAGCTTGAACCTCTCCGTAGATTGGGTTATGACCTGTCAGTGGCGAGGTTACAACAGGAAGCATACAACCTCGGTATTGATAAATCCGTTACGGCAATGACACAGGCTGAAAAAGCACAGCTTCGATACTATGCGATAATGACACAGGTTACTACAGCTCAAGGCGATATGGCTCGTACTCTCAACGCTCCGGCTAACCAGCTTCGTATTTTGAAGTCACAGGTCGTACAGGTTGCACGAGCTTTAGGTAATATTTTCATTCCTGTCTTAAATATAGTTCTCCCATATCTGATTGCATTTGCAAAAGTTCTTCGCATGGTTATCAATCTTATTGGAAAGTTTGTAGGATTTACGCTTCCCGAAATAGATTATTCCGGCATTTCTGCTGGCTCGGACGCTGTAGGAGATTTGGCAGATTCAGAGGGAGACGCAACAAAAGCGGCAAAGAAGTTGAAAAGTGCTTTGCTCGGTATTGACGAACTTAATATAATTTCTCCTAACGATGATTCATCGGGCGGAAGTGGTTCGGGCATGGCAACAGGGAGCGATTTAGGATTTGAACTCCCGGAGTATGATTTCTTAGACAATGCTATCAATCAGCAGATTGATGAGTTAGTTAAGAAATTCAAAGAATGGGCTGGTCTCACTGATGATATTGACACTTGGGCTGAATTTTTCCATACGAACTTAGGTCGAATCCTTATTCTCGTTGGGGAAATTGGGGCTGGATTCCTTGCGTGGAAATTTGCAAAGGCTTTCTTAAACGGTCTCGCATGGTTGCAAAATCTAAAAACACTCGGTCTCACTGCACCTCTCACTATAGCGGCGGGTATAGTTCTCACTGCTACAAGTCTAGTAATTGAATGGACTGGTATCAACAGCATAACTCAAGAAGGGATAGATTCTCTTAATTTCGAGCAAGTCTTATTGGGAGCTTTAGCTGGTACAGGTTCTTTCGCAATACTCGGCACAGGTATAGCCAGCTTTATAACAAAGGCATTTGCTAGTAGTCCTGTTGCGGCAGCTATAACCGCCGCTGGTGGTGGAGTTGCTGGTGCTTTCATAGGTGCGGCTATCGGTGGAATAGTTACAGGATTACCTATGTTTGTCGTAGGCATTTGGTCTGCTATAAAAGAAGGGTTGAATATGTTAAATGGCATACTGATAACTGCTGGTGCAACTCTTGTCGGTGCTGGTACAGGTGCTATGATAGGTGCGGCTATCGGTTCTATAGGAGGACCGGTAGGCATGGCTATTGGTGCTGTGATTGGGTTGGTCGTAGGTCTCCTCACCGATTTAGGAATTTGGCTGTATCAAAATTGGGATTCCGTTTCAGCATGGTGCTCTAATAAGTGGAGCGAAATCACAGGCTGGTGGAGCAATACAGTAGTTCCGTGGTTCGCAGGCTTACCCGGCTGGTTCAAAGGTGTACTCGACAGTATCGTAAAATGGTTCTCTGAACTTCCGGAAAACATCGGCTACGCTTTAGGTCTTGTTTTCGGTAAAATTGTTCAGTGGGCAGCAGACACCTATGCGACATTAAAAGAAAAAATACCTCAAATCATTGCAAGCGTGGTTGTGTGGTTCGTTGCACTTCCGGGTAGAATTTACGAAGCCGTTTCAGATACCGTAAACAAAATTGGTGAATGGTGTAGCGATATAATAGCTAAAGTCGAACAGGAATTTCCCATAATCATTGATAACATCGTAGAGTTTTTTACGGGTCTTCCCGGCAAGCTCCAACAGTTGGGTGCTGATATTTGGCAAGGTCTTATAGATGGTCTTACGAACGCATGGAACACTTTGGAAAAGGCTGTCAAAGATTTTGTTGATGGTTTCGTACAAGGATTCAAAGACGCTCTCGGTATTCACTCTCCTTCCACGGTGTTTGAAAGCATAGGTGGTTATGTAATAGCTGGTTTCAAAAACGGGATAGAACTATTTGAGGGCATGGCTTCTACAGTAAGAGAATGGGCTGGTAGCGTTGTCGAGTGGTTTACACAGGGTCAAGATGGTAATGGTATTGTCGAAAACTTCACGGAGACTGCCGATAACATTGTGAGCGGTTTCGCTGATAACATCGGAACATCGTACACAAATACAAAATCAAACATTATCACTTGGGCGAGCAATGTAATGAGCTGGTTCACAGATAACGTGTCTTCCAGCACGTTTTACGATGTGGCTTCCGATGTAGTCAATGGCTTCAAAAATGGTATCGGTGCAATGTACTCTACTTGCAAGAGCACTATATCGAGTTGGGGTAGCGCAATCATTGATTGGTTTAGCGACGTTCTCGATGTACACTCCCCTTCAAGGGAGTTCTACAAAATTGGTGGATTCACCATTGCTGGTTTCAACAATGCTATCTCAACCGAAGGAAAATCTACTAAGGGTATTATGTCGGCATGGAGCGATTCTTTCACTGATATTTCTCCGAATATTGCACTTGCAGTAGACACTTCCGCAGTAGAATCATTCGACCCATCGAAGGTCTATGGTCGTGTATTATCCTCAGAGGTGCAAGGTAGTTGTCAAGTGACTTCAGATGGCTTTGTCGAAGGTATGGAACAATTCTACAGAGATTATGTAGAACCTACTCTCAATCGCATTGCCGATGATACAAAGAGACAGGCTGACAAAGAGGAGCAGACAATCGTACAGGTAGGTAACAGAACTGTCACTGACGCTGTTACCACACAGAAGAAAGCCAATGGTTATGTATTCGCAACTTAAAAGGAGGAGGTAACGATGGCATATTTGGAAATTAACGGTTATGAGTTACCGCCCTCTAAAAGAGGTGTGAGTGTTGTCGTAACTACAGTAGTTGACGCTGGACGAGACGCAAACGGAGCTGTCGTAGGACAGCGAGTAGGTCGAGACCAGTACAAGATTGATGGGCTGGAATGGTCGTGGCTCACTGCTGAACAATGGGAAAGTATCTTGAGTTCTTTGAAAAACTTCTTCGTGTATGTGACATTTCACGACCCTGTAACGAATGGAAAAAAGACCATCAAAATGTATACAGGTGACCGCACAGGTGAGCCATATTGGGTGAACAGTAGCGGCAAGCCCACTCATTACAGGAATTGCAAATTTAATCTGATTGACATAGGGGAATAGGAGGAGCGAAATGCAGAAAGTATCAAGAGAATACAAAAACAGCATGAAGTCTCCTCTCCGAGAGAGAGCTTACATAATGCTCTCTTTCGGACTTGTCAATCAAGAAGCACAGGCGAAAGCTCGTATCGACAGTGGAGACTTCTCTTACTACTCCAACAAAGCAAACCTTTTCGGTGAGCATACGGACGATACGATTTATGCAACGCTTGAGGAGAATTTTACGAAGGTTGATGGGTCAATGTTTTTCCCACCTCGTAGCACCTCTGCTGATGTGTTTTATGACACAGGGCTTATAGGAAAAGAATTGGTATCTGATGTGACTTATGAGCTTACAATCAATCTTCACATGGACGCAACGGACTTTAAGGGGCTTACGATTAACTTCGGTGAGAATTATCCAGTAAACTTCGATGTGGTCGGAAGTACAGGACAGGTAATTGAGTTCCGCAACAATACAGAATCTAAATGGAGTACGGAGGAAGTTATAGAGGACACGACCTATATCAAGATGGTGTTCTATCAAATGAAGAATCCGCAGAGTAGACTTCGTATTTACTCTATTCGCTTCGGATATGGTCTTGTTTATTACAATGACAGTGTTATGGATTCTACACTTGAGAGCTATATCTCTCCTATCGGTGCAGATGTGCCTCAGATAGATTTCTCGGTACAGCTTAAAAACTACGACCGCTACTTTAATGTGGATAATCCGAAGTCAGCAATCAACTTCCTTGAAACAGGACAGGAAATGGATATCTACTATGGCTATCAGCTCCCGGATTCCGGCGAGATTGAGTGGGTAAGAGGAAATCACCTGTTATGTTCCGAATGGGAAAGTGACGATTACACAGCTACTATCCGCTGTCAAGACGTATTCCGTAACATGGATTCCGAGTATTACAAAGGTATATACAATACCGCCGGAAAAAGTTACTACGCATTGGCGCAAGATGTGCTGGCTGACGCTGGATTGACCGATTACTATATCGACCCACGATTGAAGAATCTTTACTCAAAGAATCCTATTCCGAGAGTGAAGCACAAAGAAGCATTACAGATTATCGCAAATGCCTGTCGATGTGTTTTATCGCAGACACGATTTGGCACAATTCAAATCAAATCAAACTTCGTACCCGAAGTGGCGATAAGTACCAATGGCGAAGCTCCTTACTCCAACGTGGTGAATGTACTGAATGATTCCGAAAAGGAAGAATACGGTACGCTGGCAACCAATTACACGACAGCAAGCGGAAGTATGTTCTTTCTTACAGCAAACAGACAGGCTGGTATCAATACCGGGTATGTGTCTGATGTTCAATCTGACGCTGATGGTAATTTTGTCACAAATCCTGTTATCACATTGGTACAAGAAGCGGCTTGTATGTACTACGGTGTCAAGCTCATTTTCGGTCACGCTCTCCCGGAGGCTTTCACAATACGCACCTACAATAATGGTGAGCTGGTGACAGAATATTTTGCTAGTGCTGATGAAATCCATAAGACAACAGTTATTCTAAATGACTTTGACGATTTTGACACTATGCAGATTGAGTTCACGAAAACCAAAGAGCCATACAACCGTATCGTGTTAAATCACTTCGCATTTGGTGATGTAACTGACTTCACCATGCAGAGAATTGATATGACTTCCTCCCCTAAAGCAATCAAACAGGAGCTTGTGAAAGAAGTCATTGTTCCTTGCTACAGCTATCAGAATGGCACACAGGAAGATACTCTCATAAGTGAGGAAATAACGGTTGTAGCAGGGGATACAGAAACATTCTACATCGGTGAACCTTCTTATGGCTTTCGTGCAATGCTCAATGAAGAGGCAAGCGGTGTTTCTATCGTAGCCTATGGAAATTACTATATCACTGTGAACTTCTCTGTAACAGGCTCGTACAGGCTTGATATATTGGGGTATCGCTACAAGATAGTTGAAAGATGTGCTAAAATGTCTCTGAATGTCAGAGGTAAAACCGTAAAGTGGGAAAATCCTCTAATAAGTGATATGGCTATGGCAACAGAACTGGCACAATGGTTGAGCGATTACTACAATTCGGGTATCGAATATGAGTACAACACTCGTGGCAACCCGGAGATAGATTCAAACGACATTGTGTATCAAGAAAACGAGTTCCACGATGGTATGAAGGTAAATATCTACCGTCAGACACTCAAATTTAAGCGAACATTTTCGGGCAAGGTTACCGCTCGAAGGATAGGAGGTTAAAGATGTGGGTCACTCCTAAAACAGATTGGCACTACGAACTTGATTCAGACGGTCTCTACATTGGAGACAGATTCAATGCAGTAGACTTCAATCGAATTAAGAATAATCTCGAATACCTCCGAGGGTTGGCAATCGAAATGTATGACGAGTTTACCATTCATGCTCTCGGAACAGACAGAACTACACAGGATTACTTCTACGCTGATGAAATCAACCAGCTTGAGGAGAATCTAAATACCATCAATAGCAACAGTATCAAAGGGGCTTACGGTAATGCTCCCTCGTATACAGCAAATGGAAACATTATGGATTTCGCAGAACTGAACCGATTGGAGGGAGCAATCTTCGACCTCTACGATAAGTTGTCAAATCAGAATGATGGAAGGAGGACATTCACATGGAATTTTGGAATGAAGGGGGGGAGCTTATAAATGGCATGGGAATTACTACCTGTTGATTATACAGACGCAGTATGGAGCGGCTTAAAGAGATACAGTCAGATTGACAATGAAGACGGTACTATCTCGCTTCAAGATGTGACAGTATACACCAACAAAGAAAAATCGTTCTTCGGAGCTATACAGGCTAACCGAATGAATGAAGCACTCAACACTATCATGTCAATGGTGGAAAATGGAACAGATTTATACGAAGCATTTCAGAATTACTTCGACGGGCAGAAACAGCTCTTTGAAGGAAGAGAAACTGACGAGTTCAACAGCTTTGTTGCTTACACCGACAATCTGAAAGCTGATGGTGACGCGATTATCGCTACCATCGAAACAGACTACCGAGGTGAAATCGAATATTTCGAGGCTATTCAAGAGCAAGTTTTCGCAGCATGGTTTCAATTTATGAAAGACCAGCTCTCACAAGATGCCGCCGGGAATTTGCAGAATCAGTGTACGGAGCTTGACGAAAGAATGTCCCTGCTCGAACACATGGCGATTCAGAATGATTTCTCTGCTCCTATTCTTGCGACAGACAGTGGAGACACACCTATTTTACTCGTAGACGATTTAGGCTTTGCAATCATGGCTGATTGGAAATACAAGGAGGAATAAAACAATGTCAGTTATTAATATTCAGACAAAAAGGATGGGCGATTTGCAGACAGTCACAGAAGTTGCGAAAACAGACTTGCTTATCGTCCATGACGGTAGCGGAATGAAAACCGTTACTATGGACGATTTCGTGGGAAAAAAC